ACCGAAACCGGTCGCGCTCAGTCTGTCGCGCGCTTGGCTGAGCTTCGCCTTTCCGAAGTAGCAATTATCAACCAGGTGAAAGTTGCCGAGGTTGCCCTCGCTGAGACCACGGTCGCTACATCGGCTGAAATTCAGGCGGCGTACAAAGTCAGAGCGGCTGCTGCAGCTGGATATGCAGAAACTACCCTGGCTGCGAACGAGGCGATTGCGCTTTCTGACAAGGCCACCGCTGCTGCCACAGCAACGTCTCGGTCCGTTGCAGCGGTGTCGGCTGCAGGCGGTGGCCTTATGGGCTTGCTGACCGGCCCTGTCGGGCTTATCGCGACGGCTGGTCTAGTCGCCCTCTCTTTTTTCAACTTTGGCAAAGGAACTGATGCTGCCACGCAAGCGCTGATTGATCAGCATGCCACTGTCGACGAGTCGATCAAGAAATTTGAAGAGCTCGGTGCGGCGACCCAGCGGGTTCAAAGACTCACCTGGATTGATGAGCAAAAAGAAGCGCTCAAGGAGGCAAGTAGTGCTCTGGACGATTACACCTATAAGGTGGAGCGCGGTATTGCCTTTCGAGATGATGGAGCCGACAAATTCCGGGCAATGATTAATGAGGTGAAGAGTGGTCAGCGCGATCTGAGCAGCGTGACCTCATGGCTGGAAAGCACCATCAAGCTGTATCCGGAATCCGAGAAGGAACTGGCAAAGCTTACCCAGACCTACGATAACAGCACCACTCGGGCCGGCGAGCTGGCAAAAGTCCTGAAGGGCGTGACTACCGAATCGGGCAATACCGCCAAGGCAGCCACAACCCTGGCCACCGCACAACAGACCTCTGCGGGGCAAAGCGCTGCAAACGTTGCAGCTTGGGATAAGTACTATTCGCAACTGATCAAAACGCGGGATTTGCTCGGCGCTAATACTGAAGCAGAAGCTGCATATACCGCCGCGAGGATGGGTGCTACGCCAGCGCAGATCGCTGCTGCGAAGCTGATCGGTGAGCAGACCGATACTCTCAAGGCATATCAGGAGGCGATCAAGCAAAGCAACGAGGTCGAGAAAGCGGCGCTGCGGATCAAACTCGCCAGCCTCTACGCTGCGGAAGATGCGCAGAATGATGCCGCTGCCGCCCAGAAGAAGGCTCTTGAAGATACCGCCAAGGCTGCGGAAGCCAGTGCGGGCCGCCAAGTAACGGCGATGCAACAGGTCATTGATCAGACTCTTCGGGCTGTTCAAGGGCAGAACCTGCTTTTGGTGCAGCCTCAAAAGCCGAGCAACCTTTCCGGCGCGGCCCTGCTTACCTTTGGTGGCGCAACACCGACCGCGCCGGTCGTGCCAAGGGCCTCACCTGACGAGCGCGCCACTGTCGCAACCGCCCAGCTCGATGCCACTACTGAAGCCAACAAGCGTGTCGACAAGGCCGCCAACGCCGCTGCCGCCGCGCTGAAGGCCCAGGCCAAAGCCCTGGACGATCTGCTGGCGAAGTCCGGCATCTCGACCCAGGCCGCGAACGACATGGCCGACGCCTACCTGGGCGGCGCCGACAACGTCCGGGCAATGACAATCCAGCAGAAGATCGAAGAGGAACTGCTCAAGACCGGCGCCGGTGCGCGCGACAAAGTCACCAAAGCGATCAACGACATGCAGGATGCTGAGGACCGCCGCGACGTTGCTAAGGCGGCGGCCGCGATGAAAGTCGAGGTCGATCAGACCCTGGCCCAGGCCAAAGCCACGCTGCAGGGTTCCGACGCGCTGGAGGTATACAACGTCAACAAGTCCATGCAGGTGGAACTCGCTGGCAAAAACATCCAGTACGGCAGCAAAGAGTACGACCAGCTCCTGAAGCAAACGAAGGCGCAACTGGAGGCAAATAAAGCTCTGGAGGCTGCGAACAAGGCAAACGACCTAGTGGACCGGCTTAATCCGCAGGTCAAGCTGCTCAAGGATTACACCGAGGATCAGAAGGCGCTCAACGCCGCGATGGCTCTGTATCCGGAAAAAGCCGACACCTACCGCGATGCCCTGGTGAAACTGGGCAACGAGTACGAGGTAAATCGCAGCAAGGCCACAATCTGGGGCCAACTGACCGAGGGGGCAATCGACCGCATCGACCAGGCATTCGCCAGTGCCTGGGCGAATATCGGCAGCGGCGCGGGAAGCCTGTGGGATGACCTGAAGAAAGGCTTCAAGCAGACCTTGGGCGAGATAGCCCACATGCTGACCACCAAGCCGTTGCTGAACTCGATCAGCAACTGGCTGACCGGAACCGACAATGGCCAGGGCCTGTCGTCTGTCTGGAGCAAGCTTTTCAGCAGCGTGAGCGGATCATCTTCCGGCTCGGGCGGCGGGGGCATGTCGTTCGGGAGTGCCTTCAGCACCGCGAGAACCGCAGTGGACGGGCTCAGCAGTAACTTCGGTAAAGCCGTTCTCCAAGGATGGAACGGCGGCGACGGGCCAATTGCAGGGATTGAAGGCGCATTCAAAAACGGCGCCGACTACATCAGCACGACCCTGACCAGCGCTTTCAACACCGGTAGCCAGGCGGCCGCTGGCGTTCTCACTGACGGCGTATACAACCTGAGCTCCAACACCGCCGTGGCCACGGTGAACCTTGAAACCAACGCGGTCACTGTCGGCGGGCAGACCGTGGGAACCGCTTCGGACCTCACTACAACCGCTGCCAGCAGCAGCCTGGAAACACTCAGCGTTGCCCTCAGCTACATTCAGGGCGTGTACACCATCTTCCAATCGTTCCAGCAGTACGGGTTGAAAGGTGCGGCGGTTGCGGGCGGCGCTGCGGCGGCTGGTGCCTACATCGGCTCGTTCTTCGGTCCACTGGGCACGGCTGTTGGTTTCGGTATTGGCGCTATCGCCGGGGCCTTCGGCGCCGACAAGCTGTTTGGTTCCGGCGAGAAATACCCGGAACTCTCTACATCAGCCAGCGGCACCTACAGCGGCGGAAAGTACGCGAGCAAGGGCTGGGTATCTGGCTGGAACGACGGTGAGCCGAAATTCGGTAACAGCGCAGATGCCGCGCTCGACTCGACCGTCCAGAAATTCACCACCACGTTAGGCATGATCTACAGCGCATTTGGCAGCGATGCCAGCGTTTCGCTATCCGACACCATGCGGCAGCGCCGGACCTCGGGCGATTACTCCAGCGGCTACAGCGCAACGCTCGACAACGGCAGCCAGATCAGCATTGTTCAGCAGCACGCCGGGGGCGATTTCGTCCAGGGCCTGAAGGACAACTACGACGATGTGATGGGTACGCTGCTAGCCCAGTCGATCATCGGCTCTGACTCGGTACCGGCTTATTTCAAGGCGCAGTTCCAGAAATTCGCAGCCGACTGGGACGCCACGGCTGAAGATGTAGTCGGTGCGATTGAGGGCATTTTTACCCGCTTCAACGGGGTGAATGACGCCATCGCGTCGATCAACGTCAAGACGCTGAAGCTCGATGATACCGGCATGATGGCATCGGATGCGGTACTGAATCTTGTTGCCTCGATCTCTGATTTGGACGTTGCGTCGGCGACGGCGAAAGACAAGGTCAAAGCGCTGCAAGATCTCATCAACACCTACTACGGCACGTTCTTTACCCAGGAGGAGCAATTCCAGGATCTGACCACTCGGCTTGGCGCAAACCTGGGGGCCTATGGCGTCAAGCTGCCTGATACCCGCGAGCAGTATCGCCAGATGGTCGAAGACATCGACCTGACGACGGCAGCGGGGGAAAGCCTGTTCGCAACTTTGATGGGCCTTGCTAGCACGGCGGACGCTTACTACACCGAGATCAAGAAGCGGGCCCAGGACGCGGCAAGCTCTGCTTTCAGTGCGCTCCAACGCTCGATCTCAGCACAGCAAAAAGCAACAACTGACGCCTATAACGCGCAGGTCGCTTCCATCAATGACATGGCCAGCACCGCCGCGAAAAGCGTCAGCGACATGACAGCGGTGAGCACGTCGCTGAGCAATGCGCTGAAGGCCCTGAACGGAACGTCTGACGACGCAGTGAAGCAGCTCCGCGTGCAGGCGCAGGCCACATTGCAGGCGGCTCTCGCCACTGCACGGTCGGGCGGCTCACTCGCTGGCTTCGAGGGATTGGACGACGCACTGAGCACGGTCAGCACCAACAACACTGACCTGTATTCGTCCATGGAGGACTTCGCGCGCGACCAGGGACGGACTGCGAACGTTGTTGCTGAACTGAATGCGCTCAATGGCAAGCAGCTGACAGCCGCAGAGCAGACAGCAAAAACGCTGCAAGACCAACTCGACACTGCGAAGGCTGCCTACGATACCCAAATGGCCCAGTACGACGCAGAGCTTGCGTTCGGTCAGTCGCAGCTTGATGCCCTTAACGGAGTCGATACATCGGTCAAGTCGGTGGCGGCCGCAGTGGCGGCGATGAATGCGGCTGTCGTTGCCGCGCTGGCGACTCTGCCCCGCACGGGCGCCGGCAGCGCCGTAGCGAACACGCCGCAGAACAACGCCAATCTTATCGACTCGATTTATCAAACCGTCCTCGGTCGCGACACGTCGAACGATGCTGGCGGTGCGGCTTATTGGTCGCAGATGCTTAACAGCGGCACGCTTTCATACGACCAGATCGCGGCGGCTATCGCGAACTCCGCAGTCGGCGGCGGCGGTACTGCGGCTGATGCTGCGAACGCTGGCAAGTATCTCGGCCTGCCTGGTTACGCGACTGGCGGTCTGATCGGCGGCCCTGGCACTGGCACAAGCGACAGCATCATCGCCAAGCTCTCGAACGGCGAGTACGTCATGTCCGCCGCCGCGGTGCAGATGTTCGGTACCGGGCTGCTCGACCAGATGAACGCCGGTTTGATTCCGGCATTTGCTACCGGCGGCGCCGTGGCCGGGCCGCAATTAGAGGTAACACGGCCGAGCCAGATCTACCGAGTGTCGAACTCGTCCATGCAACCTAACCAGGGCGGCGGTGCAGAGACGGCGGAGGAGGTGCGAGCCCTGCGCGAAGAGATGCGGATTGGCTTGGCTGCGATCGCCTTGAGCACAAAGCAAACCAGCGACAACACCGGGCATCTCGCAGAGGTTGGCACCCAGATCATCGGCACAGTGGATACCAAGGTGGTTGCATGAGTGAAATGAAGGTTGTGCCGGGGTTAGAGATAACCCCGGCCAGGCTTGTCGCGAGCAATTTGCCGGATATGGACTACCCGGCCTACAGCTCAACGACGGCCTACAAGATCGGCGATCGCGTAACGATTGACCGTGTCAACTACGAAGCGACTGTTGCGAATACAAATCGGCATCCCGTCACCGATGCAGCCACCCCGGCTGCTTGGTTGAACCTTGGATGGATCAACAAATACCGGATGTTCAATAAGGCGATTGGCAACACCTGGAAGATTGGCACATTCACCTCGAACGCCAACTTGATCGACTTCACGATTCGCCCTGGCAAGCGCGTTAACTCAATTGGCCTAGTTGGTGTGTTTGCGTCGAGTGTTCGTATTGTAATGACCGTTCCAGGCGTTGCCGATCCTGTTTACGACAAGACATTTGCAATGTCACTCAAAGCGGGTGGCAGTTGGTATCAGTATTACTTCGGGCCGTTCAGCACAAAGGATAATTTGGCCGAATTTGATCTTCCGCCATTCGGTAATGCCGATATCCGCGTGATAGTGAGCGCGCCGGGCGGCACTGCTCAGGTGGGGATGATGATTCTGGGCTGGGCGAAGGGTATTGGCACCGCGATTTATGGCACGACGCTGGGCCGCAAAAACTACTCGACGATCAAAGAAGAGTTCGACGGCAGCATCACTATTACCAGTCGTGGAAAAAGACGGCTGGTTAACTTTCAAGTTGTTTTGCCTGGAGATGAAATTTCAAGCATGCAGCGAACGCTGGACCCCTTGAGTGAGATGCCGTCGCTTTATGTCGGCTCCAGTGAACTGGATTACACGATTATTGTGGGCATATTTGAAGATCTCGATACCGGGCTTCCAACTTATAACCGTGGCGAATACACACTCAGTGTAAGGAGCATCATGTAATGGCAGTTCCTCAAGTAGATTTACTTCCCGATCCACCGCTGCCGACTGACGCCGAGGATGTGTTCGACGCGAAGGCGGGGGCCTCTCTAACCGCGCAGCAGGCGATGGTGCCGCAGATCAACGTTGCACTCTCTTGGACCGCTGCCCAAGTCCTCGCAGTCCAGGGCTACGCCTCGGCGGCATTTGATAGTGCTGCGGCCGCCGCAACCTCAGCCTCCGGAACCGGCGCCGAGGCTGCTGCGGCCCATGCCTCAGCCGTGTCGGCAGCAGCCTCGGCGGCTGCGGCCGGCGCTGCGGCTGGCCTTCCGGCGATGGCGGGTCGTGCCGGTTACGCCCTGGTCGTTAATGACGATGAACAGGGTGTCTCTTTCGTCAACCTCGCGCCCAAGCGCTGGGCCGCCGTTCTCTCAATGTAAGGATTTGCCTCATGGCCGCTGTTCACGAACCAGTTTTTGCACAAAAGTACAAAACTAACACCGCCGTAGTTACCGCCGCGCTTACCGGAATTGGTACTGACTCTCCAACGGGTATGCAGCAGATCGCTGTTGGTGGCACTAACGGATCTCTCGTCTCCCTGCTTTCAGCGATGCCCCGAGCGACCGTCGCCTTGTCCTCACTGGTGCTTTACATTGTCAAGGCCTCCGCCCCTACGGTGTACCGCCTCATTGATTCGGAGGTGATGGCGGCATATACCCTTGCCGCTACGACCGCTATCCCGGAAACCAACTTCGGTAATATCTCGGTGACCACGCCGCGCCGCCTGGAGACTGGCGATATTCTCTATGTCGGCTCTCAAGTTGCGCTGGCGGCAGGGATCGTGTTTTACGCCGAGGTGAATGACCTATGAGCCTGGGTAATCCTCTGGCCGGTGGTTTGGGCAATCCGCTGGGTCTTCCGCCAAATAATTCACAGGCAGGCCCTACCGTCGTTTATTACACGTCTCCTGGACCCCTAAGTATAAAAGGCCCTACAAAGTTTAAGAGAATGAGGATTACAGCGGTTGGGGCCGGTGCAGGTACTGCTCAAAGAAGCGGGGGCGGAGGTGGTGGAGGTGCCGCCTCCACCGACATTATTCCTACCAACGGGTATATAGATTTGTCGGGCGTTATTGGCTCAGGGGGGCAGAGCGCGGGGAACTCGGCGGTTCAGGGTACCTCGGGCGCGAATACCGTTGTTTCCGGCCATGGTTACTCACTGGTCGCCGGGGGTGGCTTATACGGCGGTGCGGCTGACTCCTCGACTGGTGCAGCCGGTGTCGGAGGTGCAGGAGGCACTGCCACCGGAGGATTCAGAAATTTTTCAGGCGGTACAGGAGGTACTGGCAACACCGGATCAAGTCTAAACGGCGCATCGGGTGGGGGCGCTGCTGGTACATTCGGCCCAGGTGCCAATGGCGTTGGATCGGTAGGTACTGCTGCGGCAACCCGTGGAATTGACTCTCAGTACGGCGGTGCGAGCGGCGGTATAGGTATCTATGACGGCAACTACGCACCAGGCGGTGGGGGCGGCGGAATAGAGGGCGATGGCGGTAATAGCGCGGCCGGTTCAGGAGTTGTATCTGGCTTCGGCGGCGCATGCCTGAATAAGAATACCGCTCCAGTTACTGAGGTGTTTAGCGCACCGCTGGTTAGTTCAGCTCCTGGAGCTCTCCTTAACGGCGGGGCTGGGGGGGCCGGCGGTGGCGGGGCTGGTTCAGGGGCATATCAGTGGAACGGCGCGCCAGGTGGAAACGGTGCTGTTAAAATAGAGTTATGGCCATGAGGGTAGATAAATGATCAAGATCCAAAATGGCATTCCGACCCGCGAACCTGTGCCCGACTTCCTCGACCAGTCAGACACTCCCGAAGCACGGGCGTCATTACTAGACCTGTCATGGACCGACCCTCAGTTCGGCGTCCAGGACGCTGCCTGGTGGCCCGAGGAGAACGCTGACAGCGAGTTGGGCACCAACAAGAAGTGGGGCGCCGAGGTCCTGACTCTGGACGCTGATCGCAAGGTCGTGATCGTCACGCACAAGCAGGTGGCCATGACGGCGGCAGAGAAGGCTGCGCGCGATGCGGCAATCGCCGGGCAGTGGGCGGATCAGATTGCGGGCCGCCGCTTCGTCGCCGAGACCTCTGGCACAACAATCGACGGAATGCCGATCGATACCGGACGCGATAGCCAGGGCCTGATCACCGGCGCCGCGTTGCAGGCGATGATCGATTCAAGCTACTCGTTGCACTGGAAGACCTCTGCAGGCTTCGTTGAGCTGACCGCGCAGCAGATCCTGGGTGTGGCCACTGCTGTTCGAGCGTATGTGCAGGCCTGCTTTAACCGCGAGGCCGATCTGCTCGCCGCCGTGGCTGACGGGTCGATCATGCAGGGGATGGTGGAAGAGGGTTGGCCAACATGAACGCGATAGCTTTTAAATATCCCAGACTCTCCATTCGTTGCATTTAAGATACTTTTCAGCGTCACCTTTCAGGAAGTACATAAAGTTACTGGGATTTTCAAAGTCCCCGGAAAGGCATCCCGATGTAAATTGATGGCAGTTATCGAGAAGCAGGTTGTATGCCCTGCTGCTCCCGACCATTTGTTTCGCAATGGCGGCGGCTGATTCAGATCCAACCGCCTCGCCATCCCTGCACGATACGTAAATAGAGATGGCATTATTGAAGCCTCCAAGTCTTGCCATAAACTGTTTAGCTGTGACCAAGCCGATAATGCCATCTCCATCTAAGTGAGCTATATAATGGTTTCCTACATATATGCCGCTGTGCTCTGCATACCCCAACGCAAGGTCGCAAAAGACAACGCTTCCGATAGCTGGCGTAACTTTGTCACGTATGATGTTGTCAACTGCGCTTTTTATAACGCCTTTAACAGCAATACCGATTATTTTCTGCGCTAGGATATTGAAAATCATGCTGATCTTGATTCCATTCACAACGGCCGATAGATTTTTTGATCATACCCGTAGCCACCGCTTCCGAAAAGGGCGACACCCTTTGAAGATGGTCGCCATGTCTCACTGACGATTTTAAAACTGATTTCCCGACCGCCTTGAGCGGTTTTTTTGTGTCTGGAGAAAAGCATGACAGCACAGATCGGCAAGTTCGACGTAAAGCCCGATATCCGCTTCATTAGCCGCTGGGACGTGGAGATGCGCCAGTCCATGGCCTTCAACGATCCGGTGCACGGCGAGCTGCAGGTGCCAGACGCGTTCGTCAGCGATCTGGCTTCTATCAGGATCCTGCGGGAGATCTGCCGGTGGTGCGCGATCACGGCACTGACCGGCGGGACGCTGATTGACTCCTATCCCTGGATTCGCTGGTCGCTGCTGGGCGTCGCGGTCACCGCCCTGGCCCTGTATGGTCTGCTGGTCGGCTACGGCATGCGCGCCTCAATCCTGCACGACCTGCTGTACACCACGGGGCAATTGTCCCGGCGTGAGTGCGATGCCGTCTATTACCGCGCCCTGACCACGGGCGACGGCACAGCACGCTGGCGGGCGTTGATCTTTTACCTGGGCGTCCGATTGGGCGGTCACTGGAGCTATACCAAAGCATGAGATGCCTGGGGCGATCGTTTGGTAAACTTCGATAATGCTTCACTCAAGGAATGAAAATGGCATCTAAGCTGATCAATACCTTCCTCGCTCTTCTCGTCCTTCTTTGCGCATCCGTCTACCTGGCGGACTGGTTTATCACGCCACCATATTGAAAATCCTGTTACTCCTGCCCGCCTTGTGCGGGCTTTTTTTCGTCTTGAGGAAAGTGGAATGCGCACATCATTGAAGGGCGTGGCCCTGATCAAATCGTCCGAGGGTCTGCGACTGGCCGCGTACCCCGACCCGGCAACTGGCGGGGATCCATGGACCATCGGCTACGGCTCAACCCGTGGCGTGACCAAGGGCATGACGATTACTGTCGATCAGGCCGAGCGGATGCTGCAGAACGATATCGCCAGGTTCGAGCCTCAGCTCGACGCGCTGGTGAAGGTGCCGCTCAAGCAGGGCCAGTGGGACGCGCTTATGTCGTTCATTTATAACCTGGGCGCGGCCAATCTTGAATCGTCCACGCTCCTGAAGCTGCTGAATGCTGGCGACTACGCGGCGGCCGGCGATCAGTTCGCTCGCTGGAACAAGGCGGCGGGCAAGGTCATGGCCGGACTGACTGCGCGCCGGGCGACTGAGCGAGCGATGTTCCTGGGGGCTGCATGAGCACCCTATACGCCAAAGTCGGGGCCGCGCTGCTGATCCTGCTGGCCATCGCCGGGATTCTCTACGGCGCCTATCACCACGGCGTGACGGTGACTGACGCCGAGTGGCAAGCCAAGTGGTCAGCCCGAGACCAGGCCGATACCGAGGCAACGCTCAAGGCCACCGAATCCGCCCGCGATCTCGAACAGAAACGCCAACGTGACATTGACCAGGTACAGACCGATGCAACGAAACGACTCGATCAGGCCCGCGCTACTGCTGCTACTGCCTCTACTGCTGCTGACGGGCTGCGCAAGCAAGTCGACAAGCTACTCGCCGCCGGTCGCGCCCGCAGCAATTCCAGCTCTGGCACCGGCAGCGCGCCAAGGGACACTTCCGCCGATCTGCTCGCCGGACTGCTCGACAAATCTGTCCAAAGAAATCGAGAGTTGGCAGCAATCGCTGATTCTTCCCGAATAGCCGGGCTGGCGTGTGAGGCGGCTTATTCGTCGCTCACTTCCGCGCCATCTTCCGGTCGATAGCCTGGCTGAACATGATCTCCAGGGCGTCAGCGTCCGATGGGCGCAACGCCTTGAGGCAGGTCACGCCGATCATGAAGCCCTCTGTCATGCCGCCTGCGGTGGACAGCTCAAGCAGGCCCTCCGCCAGTTCGATCCTGCGAATCAGGTCGGCGGCTTCCTTCTTGATCACCGCAGGAATGTTCATCTCTTCGAGTGTCATACCTTTCCCTGACCGTTCTGGTCGTTCGTCGAAAATCCCCTTATCCAGTATTGACCGCAAATCTTCCGCTTAGTTAACTGTATGCATATCCAGTATTGAGCGAGCATCATGTATTACCTCGTCCGCCGCAGGCGACACCTCGGCATCGCCATCGACCCAAAGCAGCTTGGCAAGGTCCAGCCCCTCAAGGCCGACGTGCACATCATGGAGTCTCGCCACGATGGCCTGGGCCGCAACACGCTCAGCGCCAGCATATTCACCAGTGCACCCGTAAAAGACCATGACGTTCCGCCGCTGCTCGACGTTAAGATCGTTGGCATGGCTCAGAATGGCATGGTGCTGTCCGGTCTCGAGCAGATTGGCGATGCTTTTTACGCCCAGTCATGGCTGTGCCAGCTTGAATAGGTCCGAACTGCTGGATCAGTGGCGGGGGCTGATCAACGACCGGGCCGCGCTGATCGCCGACCCTGATGCGCGTCGGGACTTCCTCGAGGCATTCGTCGCTGGGTGCCTGGGAGTGATCGAGCAGGAAGAACTGGTCGAGATGTACGAACTGATCGACTGCGCCAGGTGGTGGGCGCTTGAGGAACGGGTAACGCTAGGGATGGATGTTTTGAATGTCGGCAGGACGCCGGGGGAGGGCGGTTGAGCTGGGAAATCTTCCCCAAAACACAACCATAACTCATTGATTTTGTTAGGTGAGGAACCGACGTGTGTCGTCACTAATAAATCGGTCTTTTATGGCTTCATCCCTTTGAAAATAAAAGAAAATATTCAAAACATTGCCGCATCTCTGGACATTACGCGTTGGTAATCGGCGGCGAACTCCCGGGCCTCGACGCTGTTGCTGAGAATGCCTTCGGTGACGCTTTTGCCTATCACGTCCTCACGTCGCGCCGAGAACGCCTCCAGATAGCTGT